CCATAGCTACGCATAAAAGCGTTAAAAACTTGATTTTTTTCATTGTATGATAGTTTTAAAATTATTTCTCGGTGAAATAGTTGTTATTAAATACTTTTTTGTTTTCAGTTAAGAAAGATAATAAAAATAAAGGTAGTGCAAATGTTTTTGATATGTTTTTAATTTTTAAAATTAAAAATATTATAAAAATACTTACCACGATACTTACCCTTTTTGTATCTTTGCCGAAAATTATCGGATTATGTTTTTCTACCTCAAAGAGCCTAACGGCGACAAAGATACAATAATTATCATTCAGTATTACATAGCTGACGAAAAAAAATTGTTTAAGTACTCCACTGGTGAATGTATCAACCCTAACGATTGGGACTTTAACGCTCGTATGCCAAAGAGCAGGAAGGGGGCTGAAGGGGTGCGTTTACGAAAGATTGCTACTCATATTATGCAGTACAACGATTTTCTTGTAACTCTCATTGATAATTATAAATTGAATGGCGAAAAAATAACACGAAATAAGATAAAGAATGCTTTCGATGTTAAGTTTAAACCAGATAAGGTAGTGAATGGGTTTGAGTACTTCACAGATTTTGTAAGTGATTTTGTTTCTTCAGCCAAAGGAATGATTAACAAAAACACTGGAAAGGAGTATAGTCAATCAAGGATATACCTATACAACCTTGCGCTTGTATCTTTGCGCGATTTTGAGAATTACACGAAGAAGCAAATTAAATTCTCTGAATACAATGCGCAATTGAATGATGATTTTGTGGAATTTTGTAGGAATGAAAAGAAGTACTCGGCTAATAGTATAGGTGAGTTGGTATCATCAATAAAGGCGTTACTGAGAAAAGCAAAGGAAAAAGGATATACGATTGCTGATGATTTGGAAAGTTTTACAAAAACTAAAGAGGAAAGTATATCGGTAGCACTGTCAGAGACAGAAATTGAAAAGTTGGTAGTGTTTGATTTTTCTAATGATAAGAAATTAGAGAATGCACGTGATTTAATGATTTTGGGGATTTGGACGGGGTTACGTGTTTCTGATGTTATGAATTTACCAGCTATTGACCCTGATAGCAAGTTTATCGAGGTTGAGCCTCAAAAAACGCGCAACACGTCAGGGGCAAAGGTAGTAATACCGCTTCATCACCATATTAAGGATATGATTAGAAAACGAGGGATGCCAACGCCTATATGTGAAAGCGTATTTAACAAACTCATAAAGGAAATATGTAGAAGTGTAGGTTTTAATGATGTAGTCGAAGGTTCATTGATGAACTCTACCACGAGGCGAAAGGAACGCGGAACATTTGAGAAGTGGCAATTGATAAGTTCGCATACTTGTAGGCGTTCGTTTGCAACGAATTTATATCTGATGAATTTTCCTACACTTTCGATAATGAAGATAACAGGACACACAACGGAGTCAAGTTTTTTAAAGTACATAAAAGTAACACCAAAAGAACACGCTGAAAAGTTATTAGCACACTGGGAGGCGTATTATAAGGATAAAGAAAAAAGCACCTAATTAGGTGCTTTTTAATTGATTAAATATTTTAATAGCAGCGAACTGGGTAATCTCTAAAAGGTTCAAGGGCGGGCATTATAGTGTATCAGTGTAGTTGGTATATTGGCAAATTAAATGATACATCTCTTCACCTTCTACTACGTAAAAAGGCACAAACCGAATGCCGTCTACCTCCATAGGTAGCCCCATATCATTAAAGTACATTTGATGCTGTTCAGCAACCACTGGTGTTATTCGTGTGATAAATTTTTCAAGTTCATCTTCATCTTCAATGCGTGGTACTGCATAACAATAGCGGCATTCTTCTCTAAGATGTTCATCATCATCTTTGTAATAGTAGCTTTTTTCGTTATAACATTTCAGAATGTGATCTGAAAGATGTCTTTCTACACTACCCAATACGTTTTTTAATTCGTCGTGCAAAGGATGTTCGTCATCTTCAGATATAGCTTTCAATTCTTTGTAAGTGTAAATGTTTAATGTTACTGATTTCATTTTGATAGTGTGTTTAAAGGTTATATTGAATAATCTTGTATGCAAGCGCATTTGTATTGTGTTTTTAGCTTTTCGATGGCTTTTTCAGTAGCATAATACAGCCCCTCAGTTTGCTCTGATTTAGTTATGCCGCGCCCTTTCAGTGGCAAAGTAGTACGTACAGCATAACAACCATAAGAATACTGATAGATGATTTGTGCTTCTATTTGACTTGTCTTATTGATATAGGTCTCTAATGCTCTCTGATGGTTGCCTTTTGCTATGCGATAACTGGTAGTAGTTTGATCGAATATACAAGTAATTGTGCCCATATCAAAGACTGTAGTTTGATAGTTTTTAGAATCAACATCATAGATAGTACTGATATAGTATTTGTCAGCTATGACATCTGTTAGGTTTAAGATTGAATGAATTATTGGTCTCATATATTGATTGATTTAGGTGTTACTGATTGAAAAATTGAGCCTTTTTGTGCCTTGATCAGGGCGTTGTGATTAGTTGTTTAACGAATGAACGTCGTAACGAGCGCAAGTGTATTTTTCTTCAAGTTTTTCAAGTGCTTTGGGTGTTACAAAATAAACACCTTCTGTATATTCTGATTTTTTTATACCACGACCTTTGAGTTCTAACTTGGTGCGTACTTCATAATTATTATAGCACCATTCGTAATATACTTGTACCTCTTGTTGTTTGTTTAATGCTTTCATACTATTAATGTATTTAATGTTATTACTTGTTCTTATTGTTTGACGTTGCAAAGATACGTAAGTATTTTTGAACTTGCAAATATTTTTACAAATATTTTTACGCATTTTTGTAAATATTTTTGTAGTATATTGTTTTTCAGTGATTTATATTTTTATTTTGTAGTGTGAAAATAATTATATAATTTTGCAAAATCTAAATATATATAAATATGAATGCAAACATTAAGATGTTATTCTTTTTGATTAAGAACAATAAGGTATTGGTATGCGAGAGTAATTTAACGGAGTTTGTAACATTACTCCCTGATGATATTAGAGAGTTGAGAAGTTATGATTATTTTCATAGGGAGTTTCAGAAGTCTAAATGCTTTCAATTTAAGTACAATAAGGAGTATACTTTTCAGAAGATAGTATATAAGTAGGGTATTTATGGGTAAAAGTTGGGTAATAAAAAACGCACCTACGGCAATAGGTGCGTTTTTGTTGAAAGTAAATAATTAGACGTAATCCTACAAGGGAAAAAACACGCTTTTTTAAGGCGTGTTTTTTTTAGTAATAACTTTAAATATAACAAAAAAATGAAAACTCAGAACTAAGCACGCTGTTTTTAGCGTGCTTTTTTTTGCTGAAATGAAATACAAAAAATTAAGAATGCAAACGTATCACGTTGCAAAAGTAGGTATTACTTATATAAGTAATTGCTAACATAGATTAGCAACGATATACTACAATTGTGGGGTATTTTTGCAAATGAATGATAAGTTAATAAAAAATGAAAAAGTATCAATTTAGAGCAAACCCTCAGTATAATCAATCGGTAACGCAAAATATAGACACTGATAAAGGTGTTATATACGGTGTTGTATTGGCTCAAAAGGGGTTGAATAAGAATGGTACATACTTTTCAGAGCGTTTTTTAAATGAGTTAAAAGCAAAGGGAGATGAACGTGGTTACATTAAGGCGCGCTTTGGACACCCTACGATGTGTAATAACTCATTAGGCTCTTACATTGGTAGATATAAGAATTTCAAGGTAGAGGATGAAAAACTTTTTGGAGACTTGTACCTTGATGAGATTGCAAAGGATACGAACGTGGAGGGGCGTGGTATTACGATGTATGATTACATTATTAGAATGGCACAAAGCAACTCGGAGATGTTTGGCAATTCGATTGTTATTTTAGCAAATTACGTGGTTGAAGAGTATGAGGAGGACGGGGAAAAGAAAGAAGCTGACGGGCACGAGTTGATTGAGTGGATTTCATCGGACTTGGTAGACGACCCAGCTGCAACTGATAGTCTTTTTCATTCAAAAAATGGCGATTTAGGGGTAAAATTCACTGATTTTTTAGATGAAAACCCCGAAGTATTCGATATTTTGGAAAAAAACCCTAACATATTAGGGGACTTTTTTAGCCGTTACGAGGCTTATATAGGTAGAAAAAACAATAAAAAGAATATGAAAAAAAGTGTTTTTACACGTGCCCTAAAGGCATTATTTGGTAAATCATTATTTGATGTTGATTTGACATTAGCAAATGGTGATATTATCACGGTTGAGACGGAGGCGGACGAGCCTGCCGTAGGGGATAAAGTGAAGCAAAAGACAGACGGAGGCGAGGATGCTGAAAAGCCACTTGCTGATGGAGATTATTTGCTGAAAGACGAACGAACCCTTGTTGTAGAGGGTGGCGTTATCAAAGAGATTAAGGAAAAAGAATCTCCTAAGGATGAAGGCGATAAAGCTGACAAAGGCGAGGCTGCTGATGATGAGTTTGCACAAGCGGTAATGGAGGGCTTTGAAATGATTTCTAAAAGGTTGGATGAGTTGCAAAAGAAGTTTGAACGCATTAAGAAAACTCAAAGTAGATTTTCAGCAGACGACAAAGGAGCAACAAGTAATGAGTCTTATGTGAGTGGAGACGGCTTGGATATGGACAAAATTCGTAAACGTTTGGGTCGTATCAATTAATTTTAACTATAAGAGAAATAAAATATGGCAAATACAGCATTTAAAGAGTTTCTTAAAGAAGCTGAAAGAAACAAGGAGTACATCAAGAGAATTAAGGACTTGTTAGAAGAAGGACAATTTGGGTTACTTCCTTTGCAACAAATCTTTACTATTCGTGAGGGTATTGTGAAAGGCACTGAGTTTGGATATTATGCGCCAGTATCGAATGTAACTCACTTAGACGAAGGATGCGGCAAGCCTTCTAAGTCGCTTGACACACAAGTGCGTACTGGTTGGTTTGACCCAGTTCCTTTAAAGGTAAATGTTTCAGATTGTTATTCAACATTAGAAAAAACATTCGATGCTTGGGTTTCTAAAACTGGAGCAGACCGTTTTAACATCGACGACTCAGATTATGTAGCGTTTTTGGTTTCACTAATCGAGGGTGGTATTTTGAACGACTTCAACAGATTCGTATTCTTCGCAGACAAGAACCATTCGACAGTAGGAAGTGGTAGTGGTACACAAGTGCTTAAAACGGGATTAGACAAGGCTAATTTTAATGTACTCAATGGATTATTTTCCCAGTTTGAGGCAATGGTAACATCTGCACCTGAGAGAAAGATTACTATTGATGAGAACTCTCAATCAAATTATGCAGGGCAGCGCGCTCTTGCAGATGATAGAGCATACAAAGTTCTCTGTCAATTGAAAGATATTGCAGGTTTTAAGTCAGGCGCTTCTCCCGTATTTGTGATTACTCAGAGTTTGGCAACTAACTTAACACGTTTTATGCGTAAAGAGTTTCGCAATGAGCAATCATTTAAAATGGTTGAGGGAGGTTATATGGTATCAGAGTTTGAAGGCGTGCCAGTTGTTACATCTGAATGGTTAGATGATATGATACGTTCTAACTTTGATAACGGCACTAAGTGGCACAATCCTCACCGTGCGCTATTACTCGATAAAAATGAGTGTCAAATTGCTATTGACAGTATGGGAGCACTCAAAGATATTGGTGTTGAGTACTTAGGTGGAGATATTGAGAAGGTTTATTTGAAAGCTTCTTATCGTGCAGACTTCCAACGTGTGATTGGCACTACTGGAGCGATGGCGATTTAGTAATTAACGAATTTGTCAATTAGTAAATTTGATAATCTACTAATTGACAAATTTAATAAATTAAAAAAAAAGAGAATTATGGCAGAATGTATTAATGCTTTAAGTAAAGATTTGACCTTTGATTGTAACGACAAGGTGAAGGGTATTGAGAAGCGTATATTGCTCATCAATAGAGCCGATATTGATTTTGCGGCAACTACAATTGAGGCTGACAAAAACAAAATGAATACGCTGGTGCTGAAGAGCGGTAAAACTGGGTATTTTTTTGATAATTTCAAGGAAACTCATATCTCGGAGAGCATTAAACCTGAGATTTCAGATGATGATTTCAACGGGTATAAACACTCAATAGGTATTACAGTGTATGGCAAGAGTGCTGACGATTATGCACAAATTGACCAGTTTGTAAACGGGGCGCAATTGGTAGCTGTGATTGAGCACAAGGTAAAGGGTGCGAGCAGTTTTGATGTATTAGGATTCTTTGTAGGATTAGAGGTTACTGAGGGAGAAGGTCGCACAAACGGAGGGGCTTTCAAACTTACAATCGCAACACCTGCTAATCAGAAAGAGCCTAATGTTGCTTTGAAATGGCTTGAAAATGACTACGCAACCACTAAGAAAAAATTCGACAAAAAACTGGCAGCGTAATGAATTTTACAGAAAAAAGTTTAAATGAATTGCTCAATGGTGGGTATGAAAAGGCGGTGGGGGTGGATAAGAATACTTTCATCGCCTTTTATGCTTACTTATTTGACGACAACGACCCTTGTACGACTTGTGGCAATAAGTTGAGCGGGTATTGGAATAGGCTCGTGAATGAGGGCAAAGAAAAATTATATAAAAAGTTACATATTATGGCAAAGAAAAACACCCAAGATGAGTTGCAGGAGGATTTGCAACCTACAGAAGCGATACAAGGTAACGCTGAACAAAACACCCAAGATGAGTTGCAGGAGGATAGTAGTGAGCCTTGCAAATTCAGATTGCGTGCGGGTATTACTTCGTTAGCGATTGATTTTGGTAGCAGCGAGTTGTTTAACAACGACACGCTAACGAATGATGTTGCGTTGCGTTACTTGAAGATTAACCCTAATAGGATTGCGAACTTTGATTTGTATCCTGATAACTGGGAAGCGTTGATTGGCGAATTAGCAAATTAATAAATTAGACGATGACAAGGCTTAAGGCGATAGAATTAGCAAAAGAGGAAAGGCGTACGAATAGTGATAAGTTTAAGGGCTTTCCGTTCTTGGCAAATGGAGTTGGCAATGATTACCCGACAATCATAGAGCAGTTGGTGGCAGGTTCGCCTACTGCTCGTGCTTGTGCGGGTGTGATTGCTGATTTTATCTATGGTAGAGGCTTTGCATTGGAAATTGAAAAGAGAGAGCAGGCAAGGTCGCAAGGGGTCAGGTTTAGAAAAGATGAGTTATTTGTGAATGATAAACGGGAGACCCCTAACGACTTGCTCAAGAAAGTAGCCAGAAGTATTGCAATACATAAAGGCGTATTCGTACACGTGAATTACAACGGCTTCTATGAGAAGACAAGTGTGCAAGTGTTGCCTTACAAGAATTGCCGATTAGGGGCGAAAGACAGTAATGACTATCGAGGTAAGGTGCTTGTATATAACGACTGGGATAAACTTACAAACTACAAGGATAGAGATGAGAATTTAGTTGCTATTGACCGATATGACCCTCGACCTGATGTTATAGAAGCACAAGTGGCAAAAGCAGGAGGTTGGGAAAAGTACAAGGGGCAAGTGTTTTTCTTAAACCTTGATAGGAATGATACATATCCGCTGGCGTGGGCTGATGTAGTGTTGCGTGATTGTGAAAGTGAAAGATTATCGAGTGTATTCACAAGGAATGGCTTTAAAAAAGGCTTTTTCGGAACCTAT